AAAATATGTCGTTTGACACATTAAAGGTGGCTGAATTAAAAGTAATTGCAACAGATTTTGCAGTTGATACAGAAGGCCTAAAGAATAAAAAAGACATTATTGCAGCTCTAGCAGAAGAAGGCGTTACCTGGAGTGTATATCAAAGTACGGTAGAGGCAATTGAAAGAGACACAGAAGAAATTGAAATTCTTCCAAAGTTTGATCCAAAAGCGCAACCAGAAGATACCCTGCTTGTAAGAATGACAAGAGATAATCACAGATACGATATCCACGGATATACCTTTACAAAAGATCATCCTTTTATAGCAATGTCTGAAGATGATGCTCAAAAAATCTTTGATACAGAGGAGGGTTTTCGTTTAGCGACACCAAAGGAAGTTCAAGACTTCTACAACTAAACGTTAACATAAGCTAATGGCAGAAATATATGTAAAGCAAGCTTCACCAGTAAGATTTAAATTATACTGGGGTGGAGAAATAACAGATGCAACTGGTAATGTAACTGCAGTAGTAAAAGAAGCATTGCCATCTGGTACTCTAAGCGCTACAATAGCAACTTATACTGCCACAAAACTAGATACAGATATTGGAACTTATGAGATTATAATTCCACATACAATTGCAAGCCAACCTAAAAAGCTTAGAATTGAATGGACTTACTCAGTATCTGGCGTATCCTCTTCAAACATTCAAATGGTAGATATTGTTATGCCGTATGTAAATATATACGATGTAATTGACGATTTAAATATTGGGACAGACCCTTCTGACCCGAATCATAGAACATACAATGATCTACAGCAAGCAGAGAAGTATGCTAGAAAATTAATTGAAGCGTATACAAATCAATTTTTTCATAGTTATATTGGTACACAAATTGCACAAGGACATGGGTCAGACATTCTCCCACTTCCAATTAGAATAGAGCAAATTACAAAACTTTATGAGCAAGACGTTAAAGTATTTGATTCTGAACTTTCCGTAAACAACTGGTTTTATATACCAATAGTTTCTGAATCAAATTATGGAGTCAGAGTTAATCTACAAGATCTTCAAGACGACACAATATACTCGGCAAACGGAATGGTTACCCCATCAGTTAATAGCAGGGGCCATTCTGGAACATTTAAGAAAGACTTGAGATATCAGGTTGAAGGCTTATTTGGCTGGAACTATGTGCCAGACAATGTTAAAGAGGCCTGTAAAATTTTAATGAAACAATACTTCGAGCAAGACCGTGCATGGAAAGATAAATACGTAAAAAACATAAGCACATTTGACTGGAAGTTTGAGTTCATGGAAGACGCACACAGAGGAACTGGAAACTTATACGCGGATCAACTGCTTGCGCCATATGTAACAAATGGCATGGTCGTATTCTAAATGAGCCTGGCAACTTCATTAATGCCAATGAAGCTAGACATCTATCTTCAATTAGACACCCAAGATGAAAATACTGGTGCTATTAAAAAAGAATGGATATTCACTAGGTCTGTTCCATGTTCTGCAAAAGGAATGATTTCAAATTCTGGTACAGGAAGAGGCGGGGACAAGCAAACGTTTAACAACAAGTATATGAATGAGCAGATGCTTGAGATAAGAACGCCAGACCCAATAACGTATAGAGAAAAAATTACTAACGTTAGAGATATGAATGGCAATGTAGTATGGAAAGAAATAAACTATCCAAATAACACTCCAACAGTATTTGAAGTTATAAGCTCTACCCCGATTACCGATCCATTTGGTAATGTCCTTGCATACAACTCTATTGCAAAGAGATCGGAGAATCAGGAAATTGGATTCTAGCGTAGCCTTAATTCAAACAGCAAGCGGCCTAGAAAGATTAATGGCAGGCTCAGTTCCAGGAGTTATCAAGGACAGTACTGTTGCACAGATATCCGCATTCCTATATTATGAAGCAGCAGTAATATCTAAATTGACTACAAATGAATCATTCAAGAATTTATTTAAAACAACTATCTTTAATCAGATAGAAAAAGATTTTGGACTATATATGGATTCACAAGCAAGAACAAAGCCTAGGTCCTTGCACCATGTTTATGAATGGAATAAAACAGGCATGCCTTCTGCTAGACTATTTAAACTTTATGCAATTGAAATGGAAGGCTTGTCATTTAGAATAAACTATAATTTTAAATTATCAAAATCATCTGTACCCACCAAAAATAAAAAACAAAAGAAAAAATATGTATTTGGAAACAAGGCTGACGTGATGGAAGCTGGAATGCCCATAGTAATCCGCCCAAGGTCCGCTGAGCGCCTTGTATTCGAGATGGATGGTGAAACAGTCTTTATGCCCAAAGGCACCTCAGTGACCGTTAGGAAGCCTGGTGGAGCACAAGCATCCCATCAGTTCTCACTATCTTATGGAAGATTTTTTGGCGGGCAATTAGTAAACTCTTCAATAAAATCATCAGGCCTACAAAGAATATTTAATTTAAAAATGGCAAAGGCTTTGGACGTACCCATGAATATTAAAAAGGTGCAATATAGCTTTACCCCTGGTAAAATAAGGATACAGGCAGACGCATCCTTGGATGCAGCATTTGGAGGCTCACTATGACCGTAGACTATAAAATAGACGCAATGTTTGAGCTCCGTAAATTTTTGTGGAAAGAACTAAAAGATTCTTTTATATTTGATGCCTACGACTATTATTCAGATAATCTTGGTACGGAAATAATACCCATAATCCCAGTACAGCAATCCCCAGAAATGGATCAATTTTTAAACGGCAAGAAGCATATAATCTATGACAAGATAGGGATGTCATATGAAGAGAACTGGTTAATATGCTGCGAGAAGATCCTATTTACAATATACTCCACAGACGTCACGGAAATATATGAGATTAGAAACCTCATGACTGATCTATTTAGAAGAATGGACGAATCGGCAGTAGATGTAAATGATCAAAATAGGCCTAGCAAGCTAAAGTTTCACAGCATCCATATTGTAGAGACATCCCCCATAGATCCGTCCATGGAGCTAAAGGGCTTTATGTCCACAGATGTGATCCTAGAAGTCAAGTATTCAAGGACCACAGACAAAAGCGGCAGATTCAACTAGTTGCTTTTAGTATAGTTATCCAGTAAAATTAGGCAAGAGGAAAAAGAGAGCCTAGCCAGCTTTGATTTAGATTTAAAAGTAAGTCAATATATATATTTATTTAATGGAGGTAATACAAATGGCATCAGCCAAAAATATTCTAGTTGGAGCTTCTCCACTATTCTTGTCAGCACTTGATTCAACATCACAGGGCTACAAGGCAGACATGGAGCCAGGTTCAACCGACGGTGTAGCATTCGTTACAAAGAACGCAGCAGCAACACCACCAGTTCCAGCAACAGTTTCATACGCAGACACACTTAACGCAGCAGCAAATGCAGCAAAGTGGAGAAACGTAGGTTTCACAAATAACGGTCTTCAAATTACTTACAACCCATCATACGGTTCAGTAACAGTAGATCAGCTTCTTGACTCAGCAAAGCTTTTCAAAGAGTCAATGGAAGTTATGATCGCAACAGAGCTTGCAGAAGGTACTCTTGAGAACGTTCTTGCAGTATTCGGTCAGTCAGGATCAGCAGCAGTAACAGGCACTGGAGACTCAAAGAAGTCTACAATTGGTCTAGAAGCAGGAGCTCTTGGTATTGCACCAACAGAGCGCCAGCTAGTAGCAGTTGGACAGGCACCTACAGAAGATGCAACAAAAGCAGAGCGTGTATACTATGCACGTCGTGTTCTTTCTGTACAACAGTCACAGTTCTCACTATCACGTAACGCAGCAACAACATTCCCAGTAACCTTCCGTCTACTACCAGTAGAGGCAAAGTCTGGCGCTGAATACGGTATTATCGTTGATCGTACCCTAGTAGCACTATAATTAATATTAATTAATTAATAGATTGCCCCCCAAGAAATTGGGGGGTTTTCTATTGCTCTTGTATTTTGAATATGATACAATAATTAAGACAAGATCCTAGGAGGATTAAAATGGCAAGTACAGTATATGATGTTGAAGAAATTCAACTAGCAAATGGCGCAACAGTTAAACTTAAGCCTTTAACAATTAAAGAGCTTCGTAAGTTTATGATAGTCATTCAAAAGACAGCAGAAGTAACATCAGAAGACGAAACACTAACAATTTTAATTGAAGCATGTGCAGTGGCTTTAGAAAAGCAACTCCCAGAGCTAGTTAAAGATATTGACGCATTTGAAGACACACTTGACGTTCCAACAATCAATCGCATTCTTGAAGTATGCGGAGGAATTAAGATGGACGACCCAAACCTACTAGCGGCAACAGTACTGGCTGGTCAGAACTAGATTTAGCCGCTTTAGAAGGGGAAGTATTTCTTTTAGGTAATTGGAAAAATTACGAAGAACTAGAAGATAGTCTTTCAATGCCAGAGATGGTCCAGACTTTTAAGTCAATGCAAAAAACTGAAGAAGAGAAAAGAAAGTTCTTAGCTTTAATTCAGGGTGTTGAATTAAATGAAAGCAGTAATCAAAATGGGGAGGGATCAACCTTCGAAGACGTTAGAAGAAGAGCACTTGGTATTAACGCATCAGCAGATGATGTTGTTTCATTACAAGGTGGCTTTGCAGCGGAAGCTGGATTTGGTGTCGGAGCGGGATTAGGATACTCTATAGAGTAACATATATATATGGCAGATAATATAATAACGACCAATATTACAGCCCACGCAGACTTCACGAGCTTAAGAGCTCAGCTAGCTGCGGTTACTGCCCAACTCATAAAACTGCAAGAAACAACAGCGGGAACAAACGCAAAACTAGCAAATCAAATTGCTGTAATGAACAAGTCGTTTGCAACAACGCTAACATCAACAGGACAGTTCTCGCAACACTTTGTATCCCTATCATCAGACGTAGACAAGTTCGGAAAGAACTTAGATAGAGGCCGTCTCAAGCTCAACGATTATTACAACGCTTGGAGCGGCCATACAAAGAAGACAAGCAATTTAATTAGAGACTTAGCTAAGCAGCAGGTAATGCTGCAACAGGCTATAGTTCAGCCTGTAGGCAAAAATGCACAAGGACAAATGCAATACAATGTCATGGTTGCAAAAGGTCTTGATGAAATAAAGAACAAGATGGCTATTGCTCGACAAGAAGCCGCAATAATGAACAAGGTAATGCTTGACGGATCAACAGGTCTTATTAACTGGGGTAAAAATACTCAATGGGCTGGTCGTCAGCTTACAGTAGGACTAACTGTTCCTTTGGTTATGTTCGGAGCGGCAGCACAAAAAGCATTCAGAGAAGCAGACGCAGAATTAGTAAGATTAACAAAAGTTTATGGAGGGCTTGCAGCAACTTCATCTGCAGATCTGGCACAGGTAAGAAAAGATGTAACAGCCACAGCTAGGGAAATTGCTGGATCCTACGGTGTTGCTTATAAAGAAACAATTGCACTCGCTGCAGACCTAGCAGCAACTGGACAACAGGGTAATGAATTAATCGCAGCCACACAGCAAACAACTAGACTTGCAGTTCTTGGTGAAGTTGATAGACAAGATGCAATGAAAGCAACTCTTGCTATTCAGAATGCATTTAAGCAAAACACAGATGAACTCGCACAATCAATCGATTTCCTTAACGCAGTTGAAAACCAGACTTCCACAAGCCTTGCAGACCTGACAGAAGCTATTCCAAAGGCAGGGCCTGTAATTAAATCTCTTGGCGGAGATGTAAAAGATTTAGCTCTCTACCTTACTGCAATGAAAGAAGGCGGAGTAAATGCATCAGAAGGTGCAAACGCAATTAAGTCAGCAATGGCATCACTTATTAACCCAACTAAAGTTGCAACAGAGCAGTTTGCTGGATTTGGAATTGATCTAAAAGGAATTGTAAATAGTAATGCTGGAGACTTAACTGCAACAATATTAGAATTGCAAGGAGCTCTAGACAAACTTAATCCTCTAGATAAATCAAGAGCAATTGAACAGCTATTTGGCAAGTTCCAGTTTGCAAGAATGTCGGCGTTATTTGAAAACCTAGGAAAGTCTGGATCACAAACACTTCAGGTAATGGACTTAATGAAGGCTAGCGTAACAGACCTAGCAGCAATTTCAGATCGAGAATTAAAGATGATGACAGAATCAGCCTCTGGGCAGTTCAAGAGAGCTTGGGCATCAGTTCAAGCAGACCTAGCTGGCGCAGGAGAGCAATTCTTAAGAATAAGCACAAAGGTATTAAAAGTTGTCGACTCAATTATAAAGTTTTTCCAGAAGCTTCCAGAGCCAGTTAAAACATTATTAAATGTATTAGGAGGTTTCACAGCAATTGCTGGACCTCTTATTATGTTGGCTGGTGTTATGGGCAACTTTATTGGATATGTAATCAAGGGAATATTCCATCTAAGACAATTAGCAAAGGGTGGGCAAGGATTTAAATTATTAACACCAGAGATCATCGCCGCAGATGCTGCTGCTAAAGGTCTTGCAACATCGTTCTACTCGGATACAGAAGCAACTATTGTTTTATCTAATGCAGTAAATACACTTGCAGAATCATTTATAAATCTAGAAGCAAAAGCAAATGCAGCCAAAGTATCTGTTCAGCCAGCAGTATCAACAGTAGCAGGCGGAGTAATTATGGCAGCAGGACCCGCTGGAAGAATGGTAGATAAAAATAATCCACTAGTTGGTGCACCATATTCTAGAGATATGTCTCACTTAATTCCATCTGGAAATCCACAGGCAGGAACAATATTTGGAACAGTACCAGGATCAAAGCCAGTAAATATAAGAGTTGGCAGAAATCCACAGGCTTATATGGACAGTGATCTACCAAAAATCCCTGGACTAACATCAATAGGAGGAACCTCCACAGGAATTGTTGCAGCAGAAGCTGCAAAATGGCATGCAATGACAGCCGCTATTGCTATGCAATCTGAAGCAGAGCTTAAGATGCTAAAGGCGGAAGTGATGGCAACAGGAACTGTTACATCAAGCTTATCTGATTCTTACCAAGCATTGTTGCCAGAGTTTAGCCAGATAACAGACCTTGCAGCAAAAGAAACTGCAGCAATTGTTCAGCAAGTTCAGCAAAGTAAAATAACAGTAGAACAAGCTAGAGCAAGAATTATTTCATTAAATGCAACCGTAGAAGCAATGCTTGCAGAAACAACAAGACTAACTGCAGCGGGAATGGGCAGAACAGCAAACCTAGGAACAGTACCACTAACCTCTCAGCCAGTAGTAGATCCAGTTACAGGAAAGTCTAATATGAAAGAGATGTTTCATAAAGGACCTACAAAAGCAATGGTTGATAGAATCGCAAGAGCTCTTGGCGGGGTAAGAACTTCTGGTGCTGGATACAACATAGAAACAACAAAGCCAAAGTTTGCAAAAGGTGGTTTTGTTCCAGGAACTGGCGACACAGATACATACCATACAACAGCTGAGCCTGGATCATTTGTAATCAATAAAGCTGCTACTGAAAAGCATCTACCATTAATAACAAATATTCTTGGAGGCAAATCTTATTATGCACAAGAAGGTGGTCAGGTCCCAGTTGTATTAACACCTGGAGAAGCAGTAATACCAGCGCACATTGCACAAAGAAATATGCCTTTAATGTACGAGCTAAACGGCGGACCAGGAAATACATCTGGGAGCGGTATGCACGAATTTGGTGGAGAAACAGCTTTTGAAAGAAGTCACGTTTCTGAAGCATCTGCTGCCGATCTAAAAAGAGTACGGGCAACAAGAGGATACGCTAATTCAGTAAGTGTTGGTAGAGGAATTCCGATTTGGATGAGCAGAGATGCAAATCAACAAACTCGATCAGTCGGCAGCGGAATGACTGGACCGCAGCTAGCAAAAGAATTTAGAAAAGCAATTGCAGCAGGAAGACACCCATTTGAGCCATGGATGACTGCAGCCCAAGGGCTGGGTGGAGATCCAAGAAATAACGCTCAATTTAATAAAGTATTTAACGAAATGCTTAAAAATCTTGAAAAAGATACAAGAGTATTTGGCGGTAAAAATGGAGTAATGACATTTGAAAAATGGTTTGAAAAAGAAGTAATTGGTTCTAAATCATTTAAAGATATAAGAGTTGGAGACAGGTCTTTTAGATCAATATTTAATTCAGTGCTACAGCCTATGGGGCCAAGAGATGGAAAGCCTATCGCGGCATTAGAAACGCTTGTTAAATCCAGAAATGGTTTAACTACAATTGAAAATTCAAAATTGGCTGGCCTTGCAAAAGGAATGCTTGGAACATTCAGCGGAAGCTCATTTAATGCAAGCAGACAAAGACTTGCCATAATGATGTCAAGAGCATTTCTTAAAAGAAATGCTGGAGGATCTATTCCTGGAGGAACTGTAGAAAAGGGAAGATACGGATACGGTAAGCCTTTCTTTATTGGTATGCCTAAAACTATCAAACAAGTTGAAGAACAAAGAGCAAAAAGAGTTGCAATGGAAAAAGCAAACGAGGCAGTTACCAATTCTAGATTTGCAAAGACTCCAGTAACTCAATACGGAGAGATGCTATCCCCTACTTCAGGACGCAGCTTCCCTGTTCCAGGAGTTGGCGGACTCTATATGAAGGGCGATGAAAAAGTATTTGTAAAGCCAGTGTTAGACGAAAGAGCGGCAGTTGCAGAAATGAGAGCAACACAAATTGCTCGTGAGGTTCATGGATTACATGCTCCAACACAAAAAGTTGTTGTAATGAGAGACCCTACCGATCCAACTGGTAGAAGAAAGCTGTTAGCACTAGAATCTAAATTTGATCCAAAGATTGCAGCGACAGATGCTAAGTTTACGACAGACGAATACTTTAGACAGCTAGTTGCATCAGCTTTACGTGGAGATAAAGATTTAGCAAGAGGTAATTTATCTGGAAACATACTTTCAGACGTAGGGCCAGCTGGAGTATTCTCAGCAGCTTCTGGCCTCAGAGGATATTCAGCTGTCATGCCGTCAGTAAAAGATCAGGCTTATATAAATCTATTAGGAAGAAAAGGCAGCGGAGCTAAGAAATTCTTTGCTGAGTCAACTCATCAAATACCAAAAGGTATGACCGCAGATGAATATCATAGCCGTATGCTTAAAGAAATTGAAAGCGCTTTGCCAAAGCTTAAGCAGACAGTCTCAAGATTTGATTTAAACCCAGAAGAAAAAGTTGTCTATGAGGCAATGATTAAAAGACTGTCTGATGCAAGAGGCGTCAATTGGAAAGAGCTTCATGGAATACACTCTGGTTTGCAGATGTCACCAGAAAAACAAATGACACCAGCGGCTATAGCAAAGATGGTAGCAGCAGATGAACTAAAGCGTAGACAAACTGGTCATTCAGCAAGTCTTTCAGACAATGCATTTAAAACTGATGCAAACGGATTTAGATTTGGCGGATTGCTTGAAGCATTAACAAAAGGCAAAGCAATGCATAAAATTGGTGCAGGATTTGGAAAAGATTCTACTGGCGGATGGGGAGTAACGTCCTTGCAAATAGGAATGGCCGAAAAGCTTTTTGGGTCTACTGGACTAACTAAGAGAACTCAAAAAATTCTATACGATAAATTTGCAGCCGAGCTTGCTAAAGAAATGCCGTATGGATACTCAAAGAATGCACAAGGACATTTAGTAAAAGCATTAGAGCCAGACATTATGGACTCTGTAATAAGATCCGCAGCCTCATCCACTCTATCTGCACCAGAGGGAAGAAAGGTTCTTTCTGTTATAGATAGAGAAATACTTAGAAAGAAGTTTGCAAATTGGGAATCTAAAAAAGATACACCGTTAACAGAAACTTTAAAACAGTTGGTTTTCGGAATAGAAAAAAGAGAAATGGGCGGACCAGTTAATGCAGGCCAGCCATACATTGTTGGAGAGAAGGGGCCAGAACTATTTGTTCCAAGAAATGCTGGTGGAATAATTCCAAATGGATATAAAGCTGGAGGATCTATTCCAAATGGCTTTAGGTTTGGTGGAATAATCCCAATGCTAAAGCAGCTATTATTATTTTTTGGAATACAGCAAGGTGCAAATTATGCTGGCGATAAAGTTGGCGGAACCAGCGGAGATGCAATTAAACAAGTTGGAAACATCCTTCCATACTTGGCTATGGGAAATATGATGAATGCAGGTGCAGGAAAAGGCGCAAGCGTTATGGGCGATAAATTTATAAAAGCAAGAACCCCAATGTTTGCAGTTGGATCTAATAAAGTTCTTGGTACACCACAGTTAACTAAATACGGAACAATGTTAAGCAAGCTAACTGGAAGCTCAAACCTTTTCAGCAAAGCACTCGGAAAATCATTAAGTATATTTACACGATTTAATCTTGCACTCGGCACAGTCGCTACAGTAGGAAAGATTGCGTGGGATAGATGGCAGGCTCACAAAGAAGCCCTTAGACTAAATGCATTAGGATATGGCATGACTGCAGAAGCTGCAGAAAAAGCAGGCCTTAAGTTTACAAACTTTAATGACAAAATCAAAGAAGCGATCAATAATGCAAAGGCATTGAAAGAAAGAAATACTCTTTTATACGAAAGCATGCAAGGGTCTGGAACACCTATAGATGTAACTATTGAGGAGTATAAAAAGTTAAAAAAAGAAGTTAAAACTAATTATTCTGATCAAGTAGATTTAATTAATCAAACAGTTGATAAAGATCCAGAAAAACAAGCACAAAAACAAAGAGAGCTTGCCATAAGACTTAAAGAACAGTTAATTGCTATGGGCATGTCAGCAGAAGATGCGGCTAAAAAGATATATACGATGTACGCATTATCAGACCAGTCAGCAAATGCCGCTGCCTACACAGTTCGATCACAAGGATTTAATGACATAAAGGATACAGCGTCTGCTGCAGCATCTGCAATTGATAGTTTGACTACTGCAATGGCAACTAACCGTAATGCCACAGAACAAGCAAATCAGCTAAATACTGCAATGATGGCTTTGTCTACGGATGTCGAGTCTAGACAAGCAAAAGCTTTAAAGGAAGCACGTAAAAAAGCAGCTAAGGATGGAACATACTTTTCAAGTGGTCAAGAAAAGCAATTAATGCTTGATCAAGAAAAAATTGCTATTGACGAAATTAATAGACAAGTTAAAGATCAAGTTTACTTAACCAAAGAGGTCGTTGATGAGATGGCAAAAATTGACCCATCAATTAGACAAATAGTTAACGAGCAAGAAACTGCTTTATCTTTATGGCAAAAAACAAGAATTCAGGTTAAGGGATACACGGGAGACTTAAGAGCCCTTAACGCAGAGCAGACAAATGATCTTTATAACCTTCAGATATCTTTAGGTAAAAAAGTTGAATCTGCCAACAGAGAAGGCGTATTGAAAAAGCAATATGCTGATCTAGACAGAATGTTACAGCTTCAGGCAAAATATCAAAAGGCAGCAAGAGGACAATCTGTAGCAGATCAAATATCAGATAGAGATAAGATTGCTTCACTTCAAAAACAAATAGATGCAAACAATAAGCTTGCAGATGCAAGACTTAAGGCGCTAGATGCAGCAAAGCAAGAAGGCGATATAGGAAGAGAGATTGCAAAGAAGCAGGCAGAATATGATGCCGCACTTGCAACTGGAAACATTGCTGGTGCTCAACAAGCAAGCCTTGATATACAAGGATACCAAAGTGAGCTTCAATATAACGCACAGAAAAAATCAATTGAAGATTCAAATATTCTAAAGAATGTTCCACTTCAAAAACTAATTGAAGCCATACAGAGCAAGCAGCAAGGAATCTCAGACAATGCTCAATTAGCAGGAGAAAAGCTTGGGGATCTAAGTGGCAAAATTACTAATGCAGAAAGTTCTATTTCAGCAATAAATACTGCAATGCTTAATTGGCAAATTGAATTGCTAAAGCAGCCAGAAGCAACAAGAGGCGCTTGGAAGTCAAGCGAAGCATCAAAGAAGATGCTCGCAGCAGTTGCTGACGCAGCAGAAAAAGCTGGAGTTAAACTTAATGGATTAAAAGATCTAGACTTAGGCGCTGCAGTGGTTGCTAGCCTTGAAGGCAAGCTTGGCGCAATGAGCACTATAGATGTTAAAGGAAATGTTAGCATCTATGTCGATGGCAAAAAGTTTGAAATTGGTGGAAGAGGATCTGGAACAAAAGATGCTCCTTATGATTTAGGAAAAGCTGGTGTCGGAACAAACACGATCAGTAAAACAACTTTGGCAGATTGGTCAGGTCTTGGCGGGTTTGGTAAGTTAGGAACTAGACAAAAGGTTAAGAACATTGCAGAAGAAAGAGGAATTTTGCCTGGACAATTTTTCTCATTAACTGATAAAGATGAAAAAGTATTTGTATACAAGATGGACGACAGGGGCCAGATAATTGAAGTAACTGATCCTTACAAAAAAGCAGATGGTGGACATATTAGGGGAGCAGGAACTGCAACATCTGATTCTATCCCAGCCTACTTATCAAATGGTGAATATGTAATTAAAGCAGACTCCGTAGCTAAGTATGGAGTAGACACATTTGATGCATTAAATGCTGGCAAGTATGCACAAGGTGGCCCTATAAATCCAACCCCTCAATCTAAGCATAATAGCTCATTTGGAACTGGCACATCAAATATAAATGTAAACATGCAGGGCGGAAAGCTAATGGGCCCAATAGAGGCATGGCAAGATGCTAATAAGCAGGTTATTAAAATTGAAGTTCCACCAATCACAGCTAATTTTGCTACAAACTCTTACACATTAAATAAAGAGCAAAGACTAGAACTTCAGGCAATCGCTAAAGATCTTATTAAACATAAGCTGGCATCAATAGTTGTTCAAGGACACACAGACTCTGTAGGTAAAGGAAAAGACAACAAGATCCTTTCACAAAATAGAGCAAATGCTATTGCAGAATATATGTCAAAGTTTGTTCCTGGTACAGCATTTACGCCAGTGGGATACGGGGAGTACAGACCTCTTGTTCCAAATACAACTGCCGAGAACAGAGCCAGAAACAGAAGAGCAGAATTATTCCTGCCTGATAAATACAAAACAATTTATCCAGAGTTTATTCCAGAAAAGCATAAAAACTTTTTAAGTAAAGGCAAAATAGAAGGCGGCGGAAGCATTGGTCCAAGCGGCGGAAGCATTGGTCCAAATGGTACATTAGTTTCTGGCGGATCTATGGAGTCTGTTATTGACTGGGGCAAGCTATTTAAGAAAGTTAAAAAAGCTATTGGTTTCCACACAGGCGGCGAAGTGGGTCATCGTCACGGAAGAAATCTGCCGAAGACTAAGAGTAAGTATAAGACAGTAGATCAATACCGTGAAGAAAATGGCATTGGCTCTCCAAATGCTGTGACACCAAATGGCAACACGTCAGGTATGCAACCTGGGGATAAATGGAATAATAGACATCTAACCGAATCATTTATAAAACTAATGCTTACCAGTGCAATGCCAGGATCTTCATTGCTTAATCTCTTGCCAAAAAATATAACAAATTCTATGGTAGATCCAGCGTACTCAATTTTAGGGCAGCCATTTGAAGAAATATTTGCAGGAAGCGGAACCAAGGGAGATTGGTTAAATGCAGGCTTAACCTTTATTCCATTTGGAAAACTTGGATCATTAGTAAAAGCAGTTCCTAAAGCACTAAAAACAATTAAGCAAATACCTACAGCAATTAAAGTTGGACAAAAATTAAAGGCTGGAAACTTTGACGATCTAATAAATATAGGAAAGTCCACAGCAGGAAAGTCAAGGCCGTCTATAATGCAGGCAGCCGATGGATCTGTACATTACATGAAGATTATGCAGGATGTAATGGAAGGTGCATTTGAAGTAACTGGCTCTACAATAGCTAAAAGATTTAAAATGCCAAGTACCGACAACATCTTGGGCACGTGGAAGAATTTATCTGTCATATTAAGTAAAGATTTTGCATCAAAGGGAATGAAAACACTAGAAGACGCTGGTGCGATGTTGCCACATGGATTCCTTGACATGGATTGGCTTAAAGCCAATGCTTCAATGAAGAGCTTTGGAAAGATGAGAGCAGTTTCATCTATACTAGGCCACGGAGACATGCATCCAGGAAACCTACTGCTTAAGGGCAAAAAAACTCTTGGAGCATTTGACTGGGGAATAATAGATAATTTAACCAACCCAGCTGAAACAGCATTAAAGGCTGGCAGCACTTTAGTTGGAAAACAAGCTTCTCAATTTACTAAAGGATTTGCTTCTGTAAGAAAGTCAATAGCAAAGCAGGGCCCAGAAAAATTTATAGACGATATCTTAACTAAGAGCGGAATAACTGATGAGGGTCAGCTAAAGGTCCTTCGTATTGTACTTGAAAGAAATATAAAGTCATTATTAGACTTAAAGATTCCTGGCAGACTGCATAAGGGTGGAGCAGTAGGACACAGACATGGAAGATCTGTTCCAGAAAAGAAAAATTGGTTTCAGAATTATGTTTCTAAATTAACAAAATCTCAACAGGATGCAGGAAAGATGCTCCCGTCTTTTATGAGAATGAATGGTAAAGCAGATGCTTTAGGTGCAGGGTCCATATTAAGAAATTTAGCTGGACAAGGCGAGAAAGGAGATACTTTAAATTCAATACTTTTCCCATTAAACTTTATGGGAATGGGGTCTGCCAAATCGGCACTGGCAAAGCCGACAGCAAATGTAGCAAAACAGGCATCTTCAGTTGGTGCACCTTTAATTAGAGCGCTTAGTAAAATACCGTCTCTTGGAAAGGATCTGTTAAAGTTAGGCACCTGGAACACTTTAGGTAAAGTAAAGCCACTTCAAAGTAGTTTATATAAAGCAATAGGCTTTAAACCAGATAGTCTAATTCGTAAGTTTAAAAATGCTTTTGACTATACATCAAAAACTGGAAAATCTTATTTTGAAGATATAATTAATAAACCAACCCCACCGCCAAGGCGCGGCGGACCAGGTGCCCCACCAGGGCCTGTAACTGACGCCACAAGCGAGGTTGATGATTGGTTAGCAAACTTGCCTCCATCTACACTACATCCCATGCAAGCATTGGGAGAGGCCGCAGCGGCAATGAAAAATAAATTTATAAACCCAGTCATGACTCCATTAAAAAATGGAGTTGGTAAATTAACTTCAATGTTCTCAAAAGACAATATCTCACAAAAACTTTTAAAGTTTTCACCAAAAATGATATCTGATTTTCTTTACAGATACACCCCCATAGGAAGTATTCAGGCACTAAGATCAACACAAAAGATGAATATGAGCAAAACTACAGCCGACACAGGCTTAGGTCTAGACCTTTCATTAGAAGAACTTTTTAAACAAGATTTTTATCATGGAGGAAGCTTACCAGAAGACCTTTTAAATAGATTAACGCCATCTTCTAAAAATGTTTCTTTAAACGGAAACATATTTAATTTTGATTTATTTGCTACTGTAGAAAAAATAATGGCAAGAGAGTATGCAATAGGCAAAAATGCAGAAAGTGGCGGATCGTTATGGAAAACTTTATTTAGAGTCCCAGAAGACATGTCAAAGGTATGGGATATGCGAGGTGGAGCTCCTTCTCTATGGTCACAAAACAAAAAAGGTTATGCGGCTGTAGAAAAATATTTTATTGATGTTTTAAAAATGTCAAGAGAAGAAGCAAGAGAGATGCTAGCTGGAGAAAGGGTACCAGGCGTAGCAAGGCTTAGCAAAGCGTTAATAGACAGGCTATCTTTATTCCAGGGAGAACATTTAAACGAAGCATTTTCCGTAAATGGAAAAGGTGGTCCAAAATGGTTAATGGACACTATTGTTCATACTGGTGGAAAACTAACAAATTCCGACACATTCCATGCCGTTGTTGCCACTCTAGACCCAGAAAACCGTATAAAATTATTAAAAAATATATTGCCAAAAACAGAACTTATAAAAAGCCATGGAGTTCTTGATGAATTTTTGCCTTCTACTCTTGAAAGATTTATAGAGCAGTATGCAAAATATGGAAAATCTTTTAAACCACTGCTAGAAGGAATCTGGCCAGCTAGACATAACTCAACAGCCGTTGCTACAGGCGGATATGTTAGTAATGGAAAAATTTCTATTCCTAAATTTGAAACTGGAATAAATAGTGTTCCTGTAGATATGCTTGCTATGCTTCATAAGAATGAAGCAGTAGTTCCTGCTAACATGAACCCCTTTAATCCAAACGCTAATAATGCTACAATGGGTGGAGCAACATATAATATTACAAATAACATTAATGGATTCGATGGGGATATAAATCAATTGTCAAATATAGTAACACAGAAGACTATCACAGCAATCAAGACTCTTGATTCCCGCAATTCTAAAATGTCTGGCACATCAATGACAGTAGGAGTTAAATAATGGCACTAACCCTTCCGCTTGGATCCCTTATAACATTTGAAAACACATCGGTTACCCCTGTAGTCTGGCAGGCATTAAGCGAGCACAATAGGGCAAGTGCTACATTGGATATACAGAGAATTGAAAAAACCCAGAGAATGTCAAATGGAACATTAAGAAAGATATTTATTGCTGATAAAGACATGCTTTCAGTTAGTTGGGTAGGCTTGCCAACATATTCTTCTATGACTGTAGATGGAGCCTGGGGAGCTATGAACATTAAAGAGTTCTATGAGTCAGTTGCTGGTCAGGGTGCGTTTAATGTAAAAGTTTCTCCAAACGGAACCGCCTCAAGAGAAAAAACAATGATGATGTCATTCACATCTTGTAGTTTTACTGTTACAAAAAGAAATTTAAAAACGGGTGGAGTATTTAAAAATTCAAACATAACCGCTATATCGTATGCTGCTGGAGTAACAACATATACTGGTAGAAATAGTTTTGCAGTTGGAAATAAGATTAGCGTATCTGGAGCAACATTTGCAGCATATAACGGAGTATTTACTATCACCGCAGCAACTCCAACATCATTTACTGTTGCAGGAACTATATCTGGAACACCTGCCTCATCAACGGCATCTGCTGTTACGGTTCTGCCAGAGGCGCAAGAATTCTGGGATGTATCTATAGCACTGGAAGAAGTTTAATGATTACAGGATCACCAGGCTTACTTGGATATTTAAACACGTCACAGTCATTTAAAATGACTAATGGGTGCTTCGTAGAATATAACATGAATGATTTAATTGATGGCGTTACTATGCGTGGCCCAAATGGAACAGCCGCAAATCCTTCTGGTGATCTTCAGGTAACAAAAACAGATGCTTATGGAAATACTTATAGACCATTTGAAAAGCTATTTCCAATAACCAGCATAATAGATCCAAGAAGACCAAAGCTGGCTGGCATTCAGTATATCATTGACGGAGACAGAAGCGTAAAGGCAAACTTAGAAAGTGGAATAGGGTCAAAGCAGTCATATGCATCGTCAAGTTCTTTTAATAAAAGATTATACTTTTCAAGCATGCAGCTGCCATATAAATATTGGGTATCCCCATCTGTAGTGCTTAGCCCAACAGGAGATACATCTCTAACCAATTGCATATTAACTGTAGAGTACCCAATTTTAAAAACAGCGGCGGCTAATAAAATAGTTGTTAAGTTTGAAACATCACACTCAACTCCAACAGAATGGAACCTAAAAGCAACAACTAAGGACGGGGTCGAAACAACAATCTATAATGGAACATCTGCTGGGATTGTTAATGGTGTTATAAACATATACTATAACGGACTTCCAACATGGACAACTGTTGAGGCAGATTTAGATACTCAAAAATCTATTGACATTCATAAATTAAAGCTAGAAGTAAAAAAGATAAGTGTTCCAATATCAACCAAACCAGATACAAGCACTGCGCCTAAATTAGGATTTCTCGGAATGGTCGAGCTGTCAGCAAGATATGTTATTGATATAGGAGATAGGGTAGAGTCTTTTAATATATCAGCAAACTCATCTGACAAAGTTGACGGCATAGTCCCAGTCGGAGATGTAACAGCAAACTCAATGAGAATTTCAGTAAATGCATACGACAAAGGATATGAAAACTACGATAAGATAAATTCATTTAATAAAAATAAAATCAATTTATATAAAAATGTTATCCTTAAGCCATACGTAAGAGTTGATATGGAGATTGTAAAGCTTGGAACATTCTACATAGATTCTTATAGCGTTGATGAATTTGGCTTGGTAGACATAATGTCCTTGGACGGTGCTAGAGAACTTCAATACATAAAGCCACCAGACATAGTAACATCAGACATGTCTTCCGTTGCAATAATCAGAAGGCTCTTAGATTCAATTGGATTTACAAATTATCAATTTAATTTAGCCGATAGCGATACTTCTACTATAACTCCTTTCCACTGGTATACAGATAAAGAAAAAACTGTATGGCAGCACATACAAGATTTATGTAAAGACACACAAATGGTAGCAATATTTGATCACAATGACATCCTGCAGTTTTATCCTAGAGATAAGATATTCTCAAAAGATAATCCCATAAGAGCATCGTTTAGATATTCCCCAAAATATTCTGGCTCCGTTACGAACCTAGCAAACATAGCTTCTTTATCTATTGACAACGTACCATCAGTAAAGGCGATTAAAATTTTATATAGCCCACAACTAAGCTCTTCTTATTTAGTAAACGCTGACAATCTTTATACTTCCCCAGTAGTAACACTGGGTGCGGCAGCATTGATGGACGAATTGCTTCCAGTAGCTCCAAAATGGAATGAAGATAAACCAGAGCTCTATGCAAAAGACGGTGTAATAAGATTACAGCCAGTAGTTATATCGGGACAAGAAAAACAATTCTATTCATTTACTGGATACTTAGTTGTAGAAAAAGAAATTATTGAATACGATGCCATCCTGTATGAATACATACCAATTGGAGGAGAAGCCTCTGAATCTAAATGGATAACATCTGAAACCGATATTCAAAAATATCAAGGCTTGGCACAACCAAACACATTTAAGCCAACTGGCATATACAGAATAAAAGCTAGAAATGTTTTTGAAGTAGTAAAGCCTACAGACACAGCGTCATTAACCCATAACGTAGATACAGATTCACTTGCCAATGAATGGGAAGGTAGAAAGTGGACCTCAGCCGAAGGAACATTTAGCAATGTAGATCAATCTATTTTTAAATTAACAGAGACAGAAGTAAAAAGAGATGAAAAGGGCAACCCTATAAAAAATAAAGACAACCTTTTAAACTCTATACCAAGATCAATGATGACAATCAATGCCCCACTGCACACAGAAAAAACAAATGAAGATCCATCCAAACCAAACATAATTGTACCAAACACAGTATACTCGCTAGTAACAACTAAAGAGGATGCAGAGTTTTTAGGAAATGTAACACCAACCAGCAATAACAGCTTTGCAATTGGAACTAATATGTATTTCCCGCTATTAGTTGATGAGGTATCTCAAAAGGCCACAGGAAATCAAAAAACAATATCTGGTATTGCATTTGCTTTAAGCCCAGACAATAAAAGTGGATATATGCTTACAATAGGAACTTCACAGAACGCAACAGTTGACAAAAACTATAGAGATGTTAATTTTTATAAAATAACTGCTGGCAAGCCTATCAAGATGACAACGTCTCAAAAAGAAACAGACGGCACAATTATAACCAACATTAATGGCGGAGAGCTTTATAGAATTGATATAAAGGCTAACTGGTCCATTCCAGCGAATGGAACAAAAAAAGCTTTAGCCCTTAAAATATCAATTAACAATGCTGTCATCGCAGTAATTGACACAGACCCAATAAATATAACAGAAAAAATTGGCCTGTTGTCTTTGCAAGGAGTGTCAGCATTTGACTATGTTTACACAACATCAATTTCAAAAGAAGAATTTCTTTCAAAAGATGAGTATAGTTTATACAAAGGATTTGTTGGTGGAACTTCCTCTGTAATAAAAACTTTTGGGGATTTCATATTCAATAAAGGTGAAACAACATCTACCGTTTCATGGCTAAAAGAATTTGGGCCAGTTGCAAGAGAACTAAGAAGAATTAAGGCAAGATACACAACGCCAGGATTTCCAAGATATACGAAGCTGGTAAATAATGAAGATGTAACGATTGTCGGGGCATCCCTTGATCCATTTACCATGGATACGTTTGTATTAAATAACACTGGTGCGTTTACATCTCTTGCTAACGGAGAAGAAAAACAATTTATTGTTGTCGGGGACTTTATAACTCCTTCAGATCAGTTTGAATATATTAACCCAGACCTAACAGATGAGGATAAAAAGGAGCAGGTGGCGTTTGACTCTACTTGGATCCAGAGAGAGGACGAGGCAAAAGCCCTTGCAAAATGGATGACAGACCAATGGTCAAAACAGCAGAAAGTGTTATCTCTTCAAACTTTTATTAACCCTCTTTTGCAGGTCGGAGATGTTATTGAGATATCGTATCCAGAGAATAAAATATATTCCACAGAAGATGTTGGTATACCTACAGGATATTCGGCTAGCAAATTTGTAATATTATCGTTAGACAACACTTATGACTCTACTTCTGCACCAACCACAAGCATCGTCTGTAGATCGATTTATACTGGATGAAATGGTAGAATGTAGATATGACTAATAGACAGCCCTCCTCAGCCTCGGCAAAGCCTCAAAAGCTTTTCCTTTTCCCAGGAGACCCATTAATTAAAACACTTAAGCCAGACTACTATGTTATAGTTGACCCATATTCTTTTGAGCAGGTTGTTGTGTCTGACGGAGAAGGCGGCGAGGGCGGGGAAGTTGTAGATCCACCACCGCTACCAAATGAATTTGAGCCACCTAACCTTGAAGACATTACCTTGGTAAGCAAAAAGCTTGTTACCGATAAAAATAAAAATCAGTATATTGAATTTGTTTTTAATGTTAAAAATCACGTAGGGGATTCAGTTGTGGGGGCAAATGTATATGGACAGTAATATTTACGGAGAATACGTATTCTATGAAGATGGAAAAGAGATCGCAAGGTCTAAAAATATTTTAACTAAGTTTGGTAAAAGATATATAACTGAATACTTAGCTGGCCAGGCGGTAACCACAGCAAAAGACATTGCTTTGGGAATTGGCTCGACACCAGCAACAGTAAATGACACGCAGCTTAATTTTGAATTCTATAGATCACAAGTAAATATAACAAGCGTAGATATCCAAACAAGCCAAATAACTGGCCAAAGCACATATGGTGTTGTGTATAAAACAACAATCCCAGTAGATGTATCTGGAATAATAAATGAGATTGGTTTATTCCCAAACATAACTCTTGGAACAACTGACTTTGCAAGCAGGTCCATATCTTCATTTGAAGACAATCAGTCCTGGGTTGACAGTTCTGGAAATTACCCAAGTTTAGTTACCGTGTCATCCCCTAAAATAGGTCCGTACTATATGTCAATGGGCGCTTCATCGTCACAGACAAAAGAGTATTTTTATGATTTTAATTTAGATATTTCTGGCTATAGCGCAAACGATAGCATGACTTTAGCATATTATCAAAGCGATTTAAATTTAGACTACATTTTTTTAAGAGCATATGATTCAAACAACAACTACTATGAAATTAGATATCCTGGCGAGACATCGACACAGTATACGGGAGATTCCGCAATAGGATATAAGGTTAAGCCATTAAAGCTAAGCAATCTGTACACTAGCGGTTTTACATCTGGCACACCAGACAAATCATCAATAGTTAAAATATCAATTGGAGTTAAGGCAAAAAGCTCTGGAGCAACAACAGTCTTGCTAGACGGACTTAGAATAAACGATGAAGATTCTTTTAGAACAGATTATGGAATGATAAGTAGATCCGTACTTACTGATGTTATTACAAAAACTTTAGGCAAACAGATGGATATTGAATATAGGTTGGGCTTGGGCTTTTAAATGGTATACACAGGCCCAATGATGACTGACGGCGGCGGAATTCCAGCCGATCTCGAAAAAGACGCCGATGCCGCAGCAGAAGCAGCTGGCGCAACATCTGCAAACTCATATACAAAAACAATAAGAATGGTGCCAGTAAAAGACAAAAATCATAACTATAGGTTTTTTTTCACCTATCTCTATGAAGATGAAGACACTAAATTAATAACTGAAAGTGAAAGGTCTCCTGCATATTTAGTAAAGCATATTATAGAAAACGAGACACTCCCAGTTAAAAATCTAACATTGACTTCAGGATTTAAATCCTATGGAGTTAAATTTGATTTAGATCCGCTTAGTGTACAAGAAGATGTAGTTATATTTGAAAGTCTTACAAGTGATTTTGCTGTCCAGAATATTGTTTATGTTGGAACTTCAACTAACGTTACCATACAAGCCTCTAGCTATGCCCCAAGATGGGTAAAGGTTAGATCAAGAGATAGGTGGGATGATCTAAATATATCAGAAGTAACGGCGGGGCCTGTAGAGATTCTTAATTCTGAAATAGATACAACAAAAGTTCCAAAGGCACCTACAGGAGTTGCAGTAACTCCTTCAATTGATCCTGAAGATAAAAGTGGGTTTAGTATAAAAATTGATGTGTCGTGGACAGCAAGTACAGACGCAGATACAAATGGCTATGTAATTAGATGGTCCCCTAATAATCCCGCAACCGTTACAAATCCATTATGGGAATATGGGCAGGTAGATGGAAAAGCAACAACAAAGTTTTCTATAACAGGGTTAACTCCAAACACAGTTTACTACTGGCAGGTTACAGCAAAAAGCCCGTTCAACAGCATATCTTGGAATACTGGAATATCTGGACAAGTAGCATCTGGAAGTTTTGGTCCAGTTTCAGACCCAAATGCACCAGCAGGAAATTTACAATTAAGATCTATATTATCTATTGGCGGGAAAACATCTGACCTATTTAAAATAGGAACTGGTATAGCTCAATCTATAAATACATCTACAACAATTACTCCAACACAAACAGCTGGTACATATAACGGAATTATATTAGACAGATCAACAACAAATTTTGGACACAACTACTGGCTAAACACTGGCCAATTTAGAGTTGGAAGCTCAAGCTCATTCCTGTACTGGGACGGGTCTGATATATATACAACTGGTAAAATAAACGCAACTGGTGGAACGTTTACTGGAAACGTCAGAGTAACTACAGGAAGCATAATTGCTGGTGGAACATTTGCAGCAGATGGATCTGTATCTGGAGCCAGAGTTGTTATGCAATCTGGCGGCTTATATGCACATGATGCCGCAGGCGCACAAAGTGTTTTCATTCAATCGTCAGATGGACTAATTGATGCCCGCAAAGGGTACATAGGCGGATGGACTCTAAATGCAACAGATAAAACAGTAGGGTACATTCAAAGTGCAAACACAAAAATTGAAAGTAATGGAACCATAACTTTAGGAGACATAACAGGAACACTCGGCTCTATAGTTAGATTAAGCGCCACCGACGATTATAGATTATGGATTGGAAGCCAAACTTCTTCAAATGCAGCTTTTAAAGTTTCAAAAGATGGAACCTTATATGCAAGCAACGCTGTTATTTCATCGACTAGCGGCGGACTATATGACTCAATTGTTGCTGCACAAAATGCAGCAAATTCAGCAAACAGCACAGCAGGTTTAGCAAATACTACTGCGGGAAATGCATTAACAACTGCAAGTGGAAAAAATTCAATATTTAGATCTTCCTCTACTCCAAGTGCTTTAAAGGCTGGAGACATATGGATTAATTTTAATGATGAAAATAAGCTGTATGTTGCAACAGCAGCAGGTACAGGTAGCTGGGTTTTATCTAGAGACACGTCAATTGCCGCAGCAGTAACTAAGGCAGATACGGCATATGACAAAGCAGTTGCAGCAGTAACCAAAGCAGAGGCTGCCGTCCCATATGGCAGTTTTAATAAATCAGCAATTCTTCAAGCTATTAATGAAAGCACAAATGGTGCTAATTTATTAGGAGGAGTTGTTGAGGCTGGAACTGTTGTTGCAGGTTCAGTAATTGCAGATTGGATTTATGCTGGATATATTGATGCAGAAAAAATTAAAGTTGGAACTCTTACTGGACAGAGATTAAAAGCTGGATCAGATACCTATGCTACTGGATTCATTGACACTGGAGCAACTAAAACTATTAGTGGATACGGCACAGTTAATTATTTAAAGATTAAAGCAATTGGCCTAGAGTCAGTATCAAACTCAGGATTTGTTAGCAATGTTTATCCATGGTTAGATAACTCTGCAAACTTGGGATACAATAGCTTTAGCTGGGGGGCAATTTATATTGGGTCTAATGCTTATTTTGCTAATGGCACTACGTATAAGATTGGCTCTACGGGAGATGCTTATTTAAACGGTTATGGTGTTTCAGGAGGGTACGGAATTACATCTGACTGGTCTCCAAGAACAGATGGCACCGAATCGCTTGGAATATCTGGTCATAAGTGGAAAGATGTTTGGGCAGTGGACAGCACTATTAATACATCAGATATCAGGCTAAAAAAAGATATAACTAATTCAAGCTTAGGATTAAACTTCATTAATTTACTAAGACCAGTATCCTATAAATGGAAAAAGACTGGCGTTAAAGAAGTTCTTATAGATAAAGAGATTGAGCACTTAGATCAGCAAGGCAATATTGATGTGATTGAAATTGAAAAAATTCCAAAGATAATCGGTGTTGATGAAAATGGTCAGGATATTATTGAAACAACATCAAGAGAAGGATCAAGAAATCACTATGGGTTTGTAGCCCAAGAGGTAAAAGAAGCCTTAGATCAAGTTGGCATTGGGGATAATTTTGCTGGCTGGATTATAGAAAACTTAGAGGACCCAGAGTCAACACAAAATCTAAGATATGCTGAATTTATATCTCCATTAGTTAAGGCTGTACAAGAACTATCGGATATGGTAGAATCATTACAACAAGAAATAAATACACTGAAAGGTATATAATGGATAAAGCAGAACTAGTAATACAAGCATTGCAGCAAAGAATTGGTGACCTAGTCTCACAATATGAGACACATATAGCAATTCTTCGTGCTGAGATAACACAACTATCTGATGCAAATAAGTCACAGGAAGTTCCAGCGGAACAGCCAAAGGAGTAAAGAATGGCAATAAAATCAAGAGCTATAACTCCTGGAGATCCAGTAACAGCAGAGATCATTAATAATCTTATTATAGATCTAGGAGCAATAGAAGCAAAAAGTACAGCCCAAAGCATCATATTACAAAATGCTCAAGAAGAAGGAAAGAAAGATCAAGTTACAACCATGCTGTGGAATTCTGGCCCTGTTTCAGTCACTGTAGAATCAGGTACACCCAAACCAAAAGAATTTAAATTTGGCACACAAAAGTGGGCTTCAGCGCCAACAGTATGGGTTCAATTTTATATTGAGGGTATTAGCCAGCCAACATGGGCACAGTCTCAAATATTTACACAGGTTTCCAAGGTAACAACCACCGCAGCATTTGTTTTATTTAGATCAGCAACTAAATCAAATATCAAAGTAGTTGTATTTGCTACTGGAACACCAGCATCCGCTTAACCTATTGACAATCTTAACCAATATGTTACACTTACTGTAACATCAAAGTCACGTACCCGTGACTTTTTTCGTATGAAGGCAGATAATGAGCAACGATTTAAAGTGGATGATTTCATCCGACCAGCAGTTTCCATATCAGGATGACAAGATGATTGCACTTTGGTTTAAAGTGATGAAGTGGTTTAAGCCAGATGTCGTTGACTACCTTGGAGATACAGATGATCAGGCATGCTATAGCAAGTACACAGAAGGAAGATCAGCAGAGTTTTTAAATCTTCACAAAACAGATAGCCGTGATCTTATTGTTCCAATGATGCGTCACGAAGCAAAGGGCGCAAGAGACTTTTATGCGAAGACAAGAGACATGCTCCCAGAAGCGCAGCTATTTTCAGCGCTTGGTAATCACGATGTTAGAATTTTTAATTATGTAGATGCAAAATTGCCAGACTATATAAACGAAGTAACTCCAGAAGCTTTATGGGGCCTTGACTCCTTGGGATACGAGTACATTCATTACAACGAATTGCCAAAACGACGCTTTGGAGATATTCACGTACACCACGGCCTTTCAATTGCAGCAACAGGCTCAGTCCGTAAAGATATGGAAGACCTACAGATATCATTAATTAGAGGACACTCACACAGAATTGCCTCACATTTAGTCACATACGAGTTAAGGAATAATGGCGAAGGAGAAACACTTCGTGGTTATGAGCTTGGCCATATGTGTGATGAAAAGGGTCCAGGGATGAAGTACATGCAGCACCATGACTGGCAAAAGGGATTTGCAATTGCTCACATCGTTAATGACTATCCACATATTCAGATGATTCACGTCGCTCCTGATTATTCATGTGTCGTTGACGGGAAGTTGTTTACTTTATAATGTGGTGCGGAAAATGCAATGGACGAGTTTTTGTAGACAGAGTCTTCTCTCAAAAACTACATATGGAATTATTCTGTATCATGTGCGGCAAACGCTGGATGTGCAATAAAGAAACGAGTGCTTTCGGAAAATGGCTGGAATCAAAAGAGACGGCAAATCAAAAAGCTTACGGTATTTCTTCTTAAACGATAAGATACATAAGGTTTTAAAAGCATCCAGATCAAAGGATGAGATGGTTGCCTGGTGTTATCCAGACAAGAAAAGAGTTATGTATTCGTATTCTCAGGTTAAAAAGAATATGGAAACCGCTTACACTGTTGTAGAAGTTGCCTCTATGCTTAATAAGCATAGGGTAACTATACAAGAATATATATTGAATGAGAAGGTTGCTACCCCTCAAAAGATATATCCAATCGGACAGCCAGATAGCGAAAATTGGTCTCAGTATATGTTTAATCAAAAGAACATATTAGATATACACCAACATATATTAGACTCAGGGCACTCAAAAGAAGTTCCTTCAAAGGCAGAGGTCCAGGCCCTTCTCAAAAACAACTTAGTATTGTATACTAAGACAGAAGACGGAAAGTTTGTTCCAGTATGGAAGGCGGAGTAATGGCTGAAATGGCACGGTACACACTAGAGACAGGCGCTGCAAAAAAACGCAAGCGTGAAGCAGAAGTTGAATATTGGAATTCTAAGAACGGCCCTGTGATAGTAAAAAAGGTAGAAGATGGAAAAAAGTAGAGCCGTGACATGCGATATCTGTAAGCGGGACATAGAAGTTCGTTGGGGCATATTTGCTAGCGATACACTTAGTAGACACAAGAAGGCGGAACACAAATGACAACGAGAGTAAAAGTAGATCTTTCCTTTACTAGAAATCTTGGTAACTATGAAAGCATTAAGATTGGCGTAGGCATTGAAGATGATGTAAGGCAGGGAGAGACAGTAGAAGCTGCAACAGAAAGAGTATATACTTTTGTTGAGAACAAACTAATTCAAAAAACAGAAGAGGTCGAGGAAGAGCTAAAGCGTGGCAAATAGTAAAGAGCCATATATCCTTCTCTCTCTCTATCAAAACCTTTACAAAGAGAAGTATGGTAAGGCCCCATCAATAAACAAGTTCCGTGAAAAATGGGCTATGCAAGATGTGATTGATAGTGTAGGATTTGATCGTGCTAAAGAGTTGCTTGAATACTATTTCAATCTAACAAAGCACGGACATACTATCCAGTTTTTTTTATACAACTTTGACAAGATGGATACAGTCAGGACTGAGATTGAAAAGGATAAGGCAAAGCGTCGTTTGTTACTAGAGGAAACGAAGAAGATGGTAGAGCAAGGCGGACTAGAGTGAATACAGAAGCAGAGTTAATCTCAGCGGTATGCAAAAATAAAGATATTAGTACGCTACTTGCGGATAACGTAGACGATTTATTTACATCACATAAAGATATCTGGGATGGCCTAAAGTCATACTACTATAAGTTTAAAGCCGTACCAGAAGCTGGAATTCTTCAAGAAAAGTTTAAAGACTTTGAGCCAGTAGATGTTAAAGGCCAGACTGGATACTATCTAGACACGCTTAAGAATGAATTTATTTCAAACAAACTTAAGACTATTATTCTCCGTGCTGGATCATCACTTAAAGAAGATGCTGCCTCAAGAGTTCTTGAGAACATGCAGTCTCAATTAGCTGGCCTCAGCAGGTTCACAAACAATGTTCGAGATCTAGACATAACGGATGCAGATGCAGCAATTAGATATATGGAATTATTAAAGGTACGCTCTGCCGAGATGGGCGGTTCTCCAGGCATCAAGACTGGTTTTGAGGCCATAGATTTAGCATACCCAACAGGTATGGCTCCAGGCCACCTTATCGTCGCTATTGGCTGGCCAGGACGTGGTAAGACATGGTTTACATCCTACCTTGCCTGTAAAGCGTGGGAGCAAGGGTTTAAGCCTATGATTGTATCCCTTGAAATGTCACCAGAGAATATGCGTGATCGTATTTATACAATGCTTGGCTCTGGACTATTTAAGGCTTCCGATTTTTCAAAGGGAGATATTAATATAGATGACTTCCGCTCATGGTCAACAAAGAAATTTGCTGATAAGAATAGCTTTATCCTTATTTCAAATGAGGGCAATACGGAAGTCACACCAGCAACTATTCAAGGAAAGATTGATCAGCATAAGCCAGACTTAGTTATCCTTGATTATCATCAATTATTTAATGATAACAAGCGAAGCAATTCTGAAGTTGAAAGAAACCGAAATGTTTCTCGTGAATTTAAAATGCTAGCAGTATCTAACAATATTCCTATTATCGATATCACAGCAGCCACTGCAGATGATGTATCTGATCAGGACAATCCGCCGATGATGTCTCAGGTTGCGTGGTCAAAAGCTATTGAGTACGATGCCGATATGGCTATGGCCGTACACAGATATCCAGGGACTAACATGATTGAGATTGTGTCACGCAAGAATCGACATGGACATGAATTTGGTTTATACTTAGATTGGGATATCAACAGGGGTATCGTCAAAGAGATTTATGAGAATCCGTTCCAAAATAATGAATCACAAACCGATAAAAAGATTCCAGGTTAGAGTTGAATTTTTAGATGACTCTGATATGGTTCGCATTAAGTATCAATATGAAAGCATGCTTACGCACCAAATGAGAGACAAAGGGTATCTTAGGGTACTTGACATAGACACTAACTTTTCGGTAGAATTTGATGGCACAACATGGATGTTCTTAATGACACTCTATGGCACTTATGTAGGAAAGAAGACGGCATGGCGGCACGAAGCAATTACGCAAGGAAAGCTGATACCACGCAATACTCTAAGCAGCATATAAAGGCGATTGTAAAAAGCCTTGGCTTACAGGTAGCGGGTGAAACAGATATAGAGATCTCTTTCTACTGCCCATTTCATTCCAATAGACATAGTGCTAGCTGCAGCATAAGTAAAACAACTGGTGCATGGCTATGCTTTAATCCATCCTGTGGTGAAACTGGATCGCTGATAGAGATAGTTAAAAGAGTTTTGCATAAGAATGATTTTGAAGCTATGAGATACGTATATTCAAAAGAGGCAGAGACACTAGAAAACTTTGATGATCTTCTAAACGATATGTTAGAAGACAAGCCAGACTTTGTAGAGTTCCCAGAAGAGATACTAAAGAATTTATATAACGACCTGATTGCCAGTCCAGAGGCACAAAATTATTTTAAGTCTAGGGGCATTGATATGTCTTCGATAGCGCACTTTTCTTTAGGCTATTCCCCAAAGCAAGACATGGTTACTGTTCCAGTACACAGCCCAGACGGCCTTGCAGTTGGTATTGTTGGCAGATCAATATCAGAAAAGAAATTTAAGAACAGTACTAATTTACCAAGAAGTAAAACTATGTTTAACATTCACCGTGCTAAAAAAATAGGTGACAATGTTATTATTGTAGAGTCTAGCTTTGATGCAATCCGTGTGCATCAGGCTGGATTCCCCAATGTTATTGCAACACTTGGTGGCCATATATCCACAGAAAACTTGGCATTAATAAATAGATATTTTAATAAGGTTACTCTAATGACTGATGCGGACCACGCTGGGCGTGAGCTTGCCAATAGCATAGTCTCTAGATTAAACAATAAAGACCTCTTGTGGGCTTCGTATGAATATGGTAAGATATATCCACATGATGCAAAAGATGCTGGCGATATGACCGAAGAGGAAATTAAAGCCTGTATTAAAAACGCAGTTTCCAATATTGAATATCAATCTTGGACCCATCAAAAATAATAAACAGATGGATTTATACCATCAACTACAAAGGAGAAATATATGGGAATAGTAAAAGGTCTAAAAGATCTTAATAAAGTTATGGACAAACCACAATCAAGTGGTGGCGAAGGCACAAAGGGTCGCTGGGTAAAGTTAGAGGATGCAGAAAGCGTAAAGATTCGCTTCTTGCAGGAACTAGATCCAGACTCACCAACATACAACGAAAAGGCTGGTCTAGGATTTATTGCTGTAGAGCACACAAATCCAAAAGATTATCGCCGTAAGGGTCTTTGCACAATGGAAGACCAAGGCAAGTGCTACGGATGTGAGCAACACCGTAAAGATTACAAGGCGGGATGGAAGGGTCGTTCACGACTTTACATTAATGTTCTTGTTGACGATGGCAAGGAAGATCCATACGTGGCTATTCTTTCTCAGGGATCAAGTGGTAAAACAATTACCCCAACACTAATTGAATATGCTGGCGAAATGGGAAGCATCACTAATCTGATGTGGCGTGTTAAGCGTTCTGGAACAAAGACAGATACAAGTTACACAATCATTCCTTTAGCAAAAGATGAGGCTGCTTTTGATGCTTCATCACTAGAACTGTTTGAGCTTGAAACAGCAGCAGTTCGTGACATGCCTTATACAGAACAAGAAGCTTTCTTTGCTGGCGAAAGTACTCATGCAGATGAGCCTTCAGCAACTAGCAGCAACTTAGACTGGTAAAAAATTAAATAGCGGGGGCAGTCTATTGACTGCCCCTGTATTATTTAGTAGAATGACAACATGATCTCATACGAAATACCAGATCCTTTTGATACTTTTGTGGCGCACAAGTATAAAGACTATAAGGGAATGCTCTATGACTTCTTTGCAAAAGAATGGCATTTAAAGGCAGCTTGTTGTGGCGAAGATTTATATGCACCAAATAAAAAAACAATGACAAAGATTAGACTTTATCATACTAGAAACGAATGCATGGGCGGATATTAATGAGTTTTACACACCTACATGTTCATTCATACTATTCATTAATGGATGGACTAAATTCACCTAAAGAATTATGCCAAGCAGCGTTAGATGCTGGGCAAACTGCGATTGCAATTACAGACCATGGTACTCTCTCGTCACACAGAGATATGCAAATTGCCGCAAAGGAAACTGGCATTAAGCCAATTCTTGGTGTTGAGGCGTACATTTCTCCAACCGATAGGTTTGACAGATCATCTAAAACAGATAAGTCTATTCAGGCCTACAACCATATTATTTTGCTAGCGAAAAATAAAAAGGGGCTGGAGAACATAAACATTCTGCAAGAGCTTGCTTGGAACGAAGGCTTTTATCATAAGCCACGCATTGATAGAGAGGTTTTAAATGAGTACAAAGAAGGCATTATCGTTCTTTCTGGATGTCTTAATGGTCTTATTTCGAAGTGCATTGAAAAGGGTGAGTTCGAAGAAGCAAGGTCTATCTTACAAAATTTTAAGAAAAATTTTGCTGAGGATTTCTATATTGAAGTGCAGTCTCACAATCCCGAAGAAATAAATTCAAAGCTTCTTGAATTAGCCGATGAACTTAAAATTAAGGCGGTGGCAACAGGAGATGCCCATTTTGCTAAAGAAGAAGACAGAATTCTAGAAGAAGCATTACTCATTCTATCAACATCTCCAAAGGCTGATAAAGATATGGACTTTGATATCTCCAGAAATATGAAGGATATGTTAGATAGATTTAACTATCTTTATCCTGACCGTAGAATCTCATTCCAGGATATGAATTTGTTTATTCAAAGCCGTTCCGAGATAGAGGCAGACTTTAATAAAGCTGGGATTAATCGAACAGACATCTATGAAAATACAATGGAAATTGCAGATAAGGTTGGAGACTATGACTTCTACCAGGGCCTGGACCTACTGCCAGTCCCGAAGACTGATGCCGATGAAAGACTAAGGGAGTTGGCTGAAAAGGGCTTACAGAGGCTTCAGAAGGCTTCAGACCCTATTTATATGGACAGGCTTAACGAAGAGCTTGGGATTATTGCCAAGAAAAATTTTGCTTCGTATTTCCTTGTTGTTGGAGATATGATTAATTGGGCTAAAGAAAATAATATTATGGTTGGGCCTGGGCGTGGTTCTGCCGCTGGATCTTTAGTTTGTTATACATTAGGAATTACTGATGTGGATCCAATTAAGTACGACCTACTGTTCTTTAGATTTATTAATGAAGAGCGTAATGACTTTCCAGATATTGATACTGACTTTGAAGACCGCAGAAGAAAAGAAGTTAAAGATTATTTAAAGAAAAGGTTCAAGCACGTTGCTTCTATTTCTACATACACTTATTTTAAAGATAAGGGTGTTGTTAGAGATGCTGCTCGTGTATTTATGGTTCCTCTTCAAGAAGTTAATCGTGCACTAAAATCTGTAGATACATTTGAAGACTTTATAGATTCTCCAAATACAAAAGAATTTAGAATGCGCTACCCAGAAGTTGTTTGGCTTGCCGATAGACTTCGTGGAAGAATCAGATCAGTAGGCGTACACGCTGCTGGTGTTGTTGTTGCAAAAGATGATTTAAGAAAGTTTGCGCCAGTTGAATCTCGTGAAGACTCTCAAGATAAAGTATCGGGAAGAATTCCAGTCGTCGCATACGACATGGATACGGTTGCAGATATAGGTCTTATTAAGCTAGATGCACTAGGTCTTAAGACTTTGTCTGTGATCTCTGATACATTGAAGTCGATTAAAGATAGGCACGGCAAGACAATTAATCTTTCCGAAATGACTATGGATGACGCCAATGTTTACAAGATGTTGAACGATGGGTATACAAAGGGTGTATTCCAAGCAGAAGCAACTCCTTACACAAACCTTTTGATTAAGATGGGTATAGATAAGTTTGAAGATCTTGCTGCTTCTAATGCACTTGTGCGCCCTGGCGCAATGAATACAGTGGGTGCAGCCTACATTAGTCGCAAGAATGGCAACGAAGCTGTGGACTACATGCACACAATCATGAAGCCTTTTACCGAGAATACATATGGTGTTATTATATATCAAGAGCAAGTTATGCAGGCATGCGTACACTTGGGCGGTATGACTTGGGCAGAGGCTGATAAGGTCCGCAAGATTATTGGAAAGAAAAAGGATGCAAAAGAGTTTGACCAGTTCAAAGATAAGTTTATTGCTGGGGCTTCAGAACACATTACTAAGAAAAAAGCCGAAGCGCTATGGCATGATTTTGAAGCGCATGCTGGTTATTCTTTTAACCGTTCCCATGCTGTTGCTTACTCTATGCTTAGTTATTATACTGCTTGGCTTAAGTTTTATTATCCGCTTGAGTTCATGTTTTCAATTCTTAAAAATGAAAATGATAAAGACGCAAGAACAGAATATTTAATTGAGTCAAAAAGACTTGGGCTAAAAGTACTGCTACCTCATATCAATGAGTCCCAGGTTTATTTTTCTTTACAAGATAATGCAATTAGATTTGGATTGGCTGAAGTAAAGTTTATTTCAGACAGTATTGCAAACAAGATAATAGAAAGAAGACCGTTCAGTGACTATGCTGACTTTATTGATAAGGCATCGAAAAAGGGTTCTGGCATTAATAGCCGTGCTATTGCTGCTCTTAACTCCATCGGCGGTGCTGCGTTTACTGATAACAAAAGGCAAGGAAATGAAAAAGACAATTACTATGAATACTTAGGTATTCCAACATTTAATCTTGAAGGAATTCCTCCAAGGATTAAAGCTCAGGCAAGACCAATTGAAGAGTTTGACGATCTTGGTTCATTTGTAATGTTTGGAATGGCTAAGTCCATCAAGCGTGGAAATGGGTGGGCTAGAGTTGAGCTAGTTGATGAGACTGGTTCTGTTGGTTTATTCCATACTGAGCAAACACAAATTGAAACAGGACAGATGTATTTTATTCTAGTTGGAGACAACAGAATAGCTAGGTATATAAAGGTGTCCGATATAAGCCCAGACTCTAGTGACCTATTTGTTGATTATCTGTACAGAAAAAAGTATGATCTTGAAGAAGACGAGTACATTGTGGTAAACTTTACACCTTACACAACCAAGGCTGGGAAGCAAATGAGCCACATCGTCTTATCGGACAGAGACAAAAAGTTAACAAGAGCTATTGCTTTCCCAGCAATGTATAAAATGACTTTAGCAAAAATGCGAGAAGGAATGAAATGTAAAGTGACGTTAGCTAAACTAGATGACGGGACATTAAATATCAAGGAGATAAAATGACAGAAGACATTAAAGTAAGTACAGCAGAAGATGTATTTGGCGCACTTAGTGTACCAAAGATTTTGATTGCTGCCCTAGAAACACTTGGCACAATCACTGTGTCAACAGACTTATTTATGAATGCAGCAACGGATGACCAAGAGCTTAAAGTTGATTATAATTCAGATGATCAAACATTTACATTTACACTAAAAGGAAAAGATGAATCAGGGACAGATAACG